AGTGACAAATAATGTTGGTAGGTTTCAAAGGGAGTCACGGTCATAGAGGAAGTTTTGCTCTTGAAGTTTTTTTCATGAAATTGAGTTGAGTCGCATCCCACTTCAGTTTTTCTTTCAGTGGTTTTGACACTAACTTTGTCACAGATTCTATCTCAAGTTCATTAATTTCGCAATAGTAAACTATCGCATCAATGTAATTGAGTTTTTCTGTGGCAACAATACCTTCAATCTCCATCGCAAATTTTGATGGAGTCAAAAATTTCTTTTCGATTGCTTTTTCTAGTTCCTTATTTGGTTCCATAGAGTTCCAGTTTATCTGCAACAAACTTTCTAATGTATTGGGTAAGAAGTTTGATGTATTTTGATTTGTCTCGTTCTTCATAGACGACGCATTCTCCATTTTCGCAGGCCATAATAATTACAAGTTTTTTGACAGAAATTCCTGTCAATTCGTACAGCATACAACCATATGCCATGCACTGTACAAAATAGTGATCGATCCACTCTCGTGGTTTCGGTTTCTTGGATGTTTTGAAATCAATTATTGCTAGTTCGCCTTCATATTCGGCAATACAATCAACCGTTCCGGCAATACCAAGTTGTTTACTATATAGGGAACTTTCCAGAGCATGAATATTGTCAATCTTGTTTAAGTCTGGTTTTGAAATCTTAAAAAGAAAATCAGAAATAGGTTGAACAGTTGGAAGATCTTCATTTTTTAGGAAATGTTCAGTAAGAGTGTGCATGTCCGTGCCACGACTTGTTGCCTTTTTCGTGATACGATCTGCCTCTTCATTACCAACTTTTTTACGCCACTTGACAAAAATCTCCTTATTAAAATGACTGGTCACCGAAGTGATGGAGACCAGTCGGAGGAGTTCTTCTTCATCAGGCACAGAGTAATACCTTACTCCATCAATAGTCTCCCTTTCAAGTTGTGGGAGACCAATATCAACATGATTAAACATTAAAAACCTGCTTCCATTTTTGCTATGATGTATTCTTTGACTAATCCAGATCGAACAATATCATCGACACCAAACTCTATTATATCAAAAGATTCCATTTTTCTCAAGATGTTCATAAAGTCAACGATTCCATTTCTGTCATTTGATTTTGTTAAATCAGATTGACGTGCATCTCCACAGAAACAAATTTTAGTATTTTCACCAACACGAGTGATAATAGAATCTAGTTCATGAAAATTGAGATTCTGGAATTCATCAACGATGACAATAGAATTATCAAGTGTTGTTCCACGAAGGAATGATGTGCTCCAAAATTTCACCGTATCTTGTGATTTGAGATTACCGTAAAGCATTTCAAAGTCTGCATCACTAGGCATCTGGAACATGTACTTTACCATATTCTTATATGGAATCTGGTAAATGTCGGCTTTATCTTCGTGATCACCAGGGAGAAATCCAATTTCTCTAGTTGCCACAAGAGAACGTACAAGATAAATTCTTTCATATGGAGTGCTCTCAGAGAGAACATCCATTAGTGCATTATACAGGGTAATAAAAGTTTTACCTGTTCCAGCACAACCATATGCAACGATGTGCTTCCCATCTTTATATGAATCAAAAAGTCTTTTTTGATTATCGGAGAGTGGTTCAATATCTACAAGATATTCTTGACTCAATGGTTTTTTACGCTTCATCTGTTTTGCAGTAAGACCAACTCCGATGGGTTGCTCTGCAGATGAACTTCTTTTTCTTCTTGCCATACTAAATCTTGTTTATGTTTGAACCGGGCATTTTTTTAACTTTATTCAAGACATCATTCCAACCGGGATTTTTCTTGCGAAGTTTATCCTTCCATTCACCAACTTCACCGAAAGATGGCGCATTTTCAGGAGTATAGTATCTTTCCCATTCAGGATTGTCCTCTCTCCACTGATCCCAGTCATGAATGCTCATCACAACATCTTTCGTTTCACCAGTCTCTTTATGTTTTACAGGGTATGTTGCCATTGCTATGAATTCAATATAACGTATTTAGATCCACTCCAGTGCCTCTGAAACGGACGGAAACTGCTCTTTAAACACTTCCTTACATGCCAGTGCAACATCCATATGCTCCTTCTGAGTGCCGTTTGCAGACCTCAGATTTATATAATGGATCCATGAACGACACGATCCTGTCATATAGATTTTTGTGCCTACACAGAGTGGAAGCACATTTCTTGCACATTCCTTTGCCACACCTCGTTCAAGCATTTGTTGATATAGTGCCATGGACGAATCAAACAGAGTTTGCATTTGCAGTTCCAAGTTCTGAACCACAAATGGATCAAGATCATCGATAGAATTCTGACGATTCTTGGTATCTTGACGACGAAGTTCTGGAAGTTTGATTTTTTCACCCAAAAGTGAAGAATCGGCATATCGTTGTGAAAATTCTTGATATGTAAACGAACGGTGGCGCAATATTTGAGCTGCGATTGCTCTTGTAGTTTCAATCTCCAATGTCATGAAACTTTGTTCAAACACACTCCAGTGATTGTGCTTGATGCAATACTTCAGAAGTCCAGAATACTTTTCATTATCCTGGTTGGAAGGATTGCTCACACGAGCAACATATGCCATCATTTTCTCCGCATCAGGAGTAATGCTGATAAGTTTTACTGTCATAAGTCCTTAATCTGGGTAACCGTCATCATCGTTAAAAATTTCATCATAATCCCTGTAATACTGTGGGGGATTATCAAAGTTTTCTCTTTTATCAAGATAAGCATTGGTATCAGAATAAACCTCTGCTTTAAGAGAATCAACCAATAGTTCTAAATTTCTAACTATCAGTTTAAGTCTTTCCTTTTCCATAAGAAATAGAATTTCACCATACTATTTTACACAAAAAAAGAGGGGTAGTCAACCCCCCGTGTTTAGCAAAATTTTGCAAATTCGTTTACATTTTGATTGGTCCTCCTCACACTCAATTAAACAGTTGAAGTAATCATTTACCAGATCCAACTCTTCATTGCATCTGTCTAGTGTTTTCTCGAAATGATTCCATTCTGCTAATTGATTACGAGATAATCGATCATGCATTTCATCTCTCGCAATTTAATTTTTGAACCATAACAAACTCATGATTTCACTTCATAAGCGTGTCCCTAATTCTGTATTATATAGTACTGTTTGTGTTAATTAACTAACATTTGTATCTTTGTTACTTAAGTATAAAAAAAGAGAGGTTTTTCAACCTCTCTGAAGAAGAACTATTTCACTGTAAAGTAAAGACATTGTAGCAGTACATGAAAAAGCAATTAAACCTGCGATTTGTAGTGCTTCCATTTTTACCTCACTTGACGTAGGTACGACCACGATAGCAGTAAGTGCCGTGAGACTCTTTTTCAGCCTGTTTGACAGAACAATCTACACCACGATATTTTGTGATGTGAATTTGAGCATCGTGCAGTGCTGCTGCTTTCTCGATCTGGTTCTTGATGATAGTAAGTGTGTTCATTTGTTTACTCCTGAATGAATGGAAATTAACCTTCTCTGCCGAAGCAGGATCCGTTTCTCCGTTCCTTCAGTCGTTTGCGTCCCATGAGCAGTGGGGAGTTGCTTCTTGAAATACTTCAATAAGTTCCACTTTAGTAATACTATCAATATACTTATTTGTTTCTATACGATTTAGCATTTCTGCTGCGTCAGCACAGTTCAAATCAGCATAGAGTAACACTTCAAACATGGGATGAACGCTCCGTTCCGCGACTTACTTGCGTCTCCTGAAGGAGATGAACGACAGGTCTATTATAGACCTTACAAGATATATAGTCAAGTAGTTTTGTAACATGTGTTACATTTTAAAATCTTCAGATTCTTTTGTTAATTTATCAATAATAGTTTCATCACCACTCAATTTACGAATGGCATGAAAACTAGAGTTTTGATATTTCTTCAATTTCTTATATTTTTTAATTAATTTTTTCATATCATCTTTCGACATTTCAATATCGACAGAATCTATATCAAATCCTTTGCTCATTTTTGAAAAAACCCTACAGACCAAAAATTTTCCGGAATTTTTTTTCCCCTTTCAGGGAATTCACTTCCGCTTTTTCTTTTCGGGTGCTTTATAACCCCACATCTTTGGATTGACTGAACCATATCCAAAGTCGATAGATTTTACAGCACCTCTACCATAAGTATCATAATACATATCAAAAATGTGAACCATTTTCTTACCTCTGGTGAGATCAATATATTCTACACCATTGTCAACATACTTTACGATTCTAGCATCTGTTGGAAAAGATTTATCTTTTACCATTTCCAAAGTAGTTTTTTCTAAAATAATTTCACAACCATACTTTGAAGGATTTATACCTTCCATTTCCTCCTCTTTTCTTTGTGGTTTAGGTTTCTGTTCGACAGCAACTGTCATGATCGTCCTCCCCATTGAATGTCAGAATATGCTTCTGATACGATTTCTTTTGTAATTTTATATTTGTCTTCCAGATTTCCATCCTTTACCAAACATAGAATTTCTGCTTCGAGTGGATGAAGACCTTGAAGTATGTTGATAAACATTGTTTCTCGACGAATGGAATTTAATCCTGGATTTCCACCCTTCACGAACTGATAAAAGTTTTTAAATTCTCTACGAATAGTTGTTCTACCTTGCGAATCACCGGCTCCTAATGAAAAAGAACCGTTTTCATATATTTTACGAATTGATTCTTCAATTTTTGTAGAAAGAGTTCCACTGTAAGTAACTTGATCTTCTGGATCTGCATATGGAACTTCACCTTCAGGAAGAAGAGTTACAATAGATTCATCATAGTTCCAAATAAGAATTCCTTTAAGGCAAAGTTCTTCATATTTTTTGAGAACTTCAACCTTTTTTGCCTTAGATCTTTGTCTGGAAACTAAGTCCAGAATTTCAAACATAAAAGGTTGTTTCGGAAGATTCAAATTAGTGGACGATTTTGCCGCCACAGTGACTGTCTTAGTTTTCCTCGTCGTTTTCTTCGTTGTCGTCATAATAGTTTTCAAAGTTAAATGCTATGACCTCATCTGGAATAAGATTCCCTTGTTCATCAAACATTTCGGGATGAGGTCTTGGTACTTCCCGATAGTTCATCATATATTCTCTAGCAGTCCATCCGACTAACGTTCCTAAGATAAGAAACATTATGGTCAAAAAAGAACCGAAAACTAAACTAACTGCTAACATTGTTTTTCCTCCTGGGAACTACCTTTTTCTTTTTAAAGTTAAAAGAAAACTCGAAATAGATGGTAACTTCCCGGTTTAGAAAGCAAACCATCTTATCAAAAATGATATGAAATTGGTTTTGCTTCTTTTTACCTCCATTAAGAAAGAGTTCAACACCACGATTTACATGAATATTATTTCTATTTATTACAGGTTTATAAGATTCGTTGTTCTCTGAGGAATTTGATTGTGTCAACGCAACCTCCTATTTTTTCATCATCACATAC